TACAAACAAGCAAAAGTTTAATATTAAATATAAACAACCTAAAGATCAACCTAATAGTAAAAAAGATATTTCAAAACTAACTGGCATACCTATAAAAATATTAGATCAAGTATTTGATAGAGGTGTTGGTGCTTATAAAACAAATCCTAAAAGTGTTAGACCTAATGTAAAATCACCAGAACAATGGGCGATGGCAAGGGTTTATAGTTTTGTTATGAAAGGTAAAACTTATAAAACTGCTGATAGTGATTTAGCAAATAAATTAAAAAAACTAAAAATAAAAGGATATATAAGATAAATATATTATTTATAATATAATGGATTTACAGACACCTAGACCTTTACCAGATGATATAGATGAATGGAGTGATGAAATAGAAGAGTTATTAAGTGAATGGGGTGAAATATCTATGTGTTATGCTTACTTACATAATTTTAGTACAAGAAAATATAAAAAGAAATATCACCATTTACAAATTCCTATAATTGTATTATCAACATTAACTGGAACAGCAAACTTTGCTGCTGATAGTTATGTTCCTACTGATTATAAACAAGGATTTAGTGCTGGTGTTGGAACACTTAATATTATTGCTGGTATTATGGGAACACTTATGAGTTTTCTTAGATATAGTGAAATATATGAAGGTCATAGAATTAGTGCACTTGCTTGGTCTAAACTTGGAAGAGCAATAGAAATAGAATTATCTTTACATGATAAAAAAAGAAAACCTTGTAGAGATTTCTTAAAAGTATGTAGAGCAGAATATGATAATTTACTTGAAAGTAGTCCTAATATTGATCTTGATATTATTGCTATGTTTAATAAAAAGTTTGAAGGTAAATATCCTAATGTTAGAAAACCAATTATATGTAATGGACTTAAAGCAATTACACCATATAGAGAACATGTTATAGATATACCTAAAAGTCCAAAAATAAAAACTACAGTTAGTTTTGATGTAGAACCAGAACCAGAACCAGAACCAGAAACAGAACCATAATTATATTTTAAATTATATATCAAAAATAATATATAATATAATATAAATGCCAATTGTTGCACCTGGATCTGATTGGGATACTAATAATTGTATTAAAAGTGCTGGTTATACTTGGTGTCAAATATTAAATAAATGTGTTAGATTATGGGAAGAATTATGTGAATATCCAAAAGATTGTTTAACTTGGAATGATGGTTGTAATATGTGTCAATTAAATAATGGTGAACTTGGTGCTTGTACAGAAATGTATTGTATTACAAATGGTATGCCATATTGTGCAGTTCAACAACCAGTAATGGTTATTGATCCATTACCACCAGTAATTAATCCTTTTATTGGTGATGGACATTAATCACTTAGGAATATGTTTTATCATATTACTAAGATTTCTTATTTGATTAAAATTATCACTAAACCCATCTTTTTGTGTTATAAATATTGGAACTAAACAATACCAATTATCTACTTCTTGTAATTTACCTAAATATTCATCTATATTATAAAATGGATCTTTATCACTTTTACAATTTAAATTATGTTTTTTATAAAATTGTTTTTTTAATTCAATACCTTCTTTATAGTTTTGTATCAATTTATCATAGTAATGTGATTTAATTATATAAGCATGTGTAGTCCATGCTTTAACTACTTTTGCTATATCATTTTTTACTATAGGAGGTTTAACATTCCAACAACCTAAATATAATACATCCCAAAAATCTTGTTTAATATATTTATTAACTTTTTCTAAACATTTTTTTTTACTTTCAATCTTAATGTCATCTTCAAATATAAGTACATAATCCCATCCTAATGATTTTGCTTTTTCTAAACAAGCAATATGACTTTTAGCACAACCTATTAATGGTATATCATCAACAATAGCACTAAATCTATTTGGTTTTTTTATACCTAATTTTTTAAGTTCAGTAATACATTCAGCATTTCTATCTTTTCTTATATCTAAGTTTATGTAAAAATGTTTATTCCAATCCATTTATATAAACAAATATAAATTTTAGATTTAAATATAAATTAAAAATATTATATATATAATATTATTATGGATAATAAAACTAAGAAAACTAGAAAACCACCTAAGGTATATAAAGTAAAAGATCCTGAACCTAATAGTAAATTTGCTGATATACATCCTCATCTTCCCCAACCATGTTCGCTACTTTTGATAGTTGGGTCAGTTAAGCAAGGAAAAAGTAACCTTGTTGTAAATTTATTATGCAATCCTGACATGTATAAAGATAAGTTTGATATAGTTAAGATTATTTCAAACACTTTACATACAGATCCAAAAGGTAAATTATTAGATAAGTTTTTTGATACAGAAGATCATTATGATGATGAAATGGTTACTAATCTTATAGAAAGTCAAAAATCATTTGATGAAGAAGATAGACCAAGTGTAGCATTAGTATTAGATGATATATTAACAAAAGATTTTAAAAAAACAAATGCTGTATCATTTTTAGCAACAAGATTTAGACATTATGGTATAGGACTATTAGCATTTACAACACAATCATTTAGAGCAGTTAGTGGATTAATTAGAAACAATAGTACTGATGTGATAATTATGAAACAACAGAATATGAAAGAATTAGATAAAATAAGTGAAGAATATGGTGATATGTTTCCTGGTATATTTATGGACTTATATAAAAAAGCAATTGAAGATCAACCATATAGTTTTCTATACCTTGACCTACAAACTAATCCAGCAACTGCTTATATAAGGTTTGAAACACCAATAGCAGAAGGTGAAAAGAAATTATTTTAATTAAATATTTAAATTATAATATTTTTTATTATTATAAATATTATGGATTTGTATGGTTCTGGTGCAAGTATTGGACAAGCAAATGCTCAAACACAATTAGCAAGAGAATTAAATGAAGCAACAAATGATTTTAATAATAGTTTAGCAGAACAATTAGATCAAGCAAAAACTGCTGAAAATGAAGAACAAACTGATATTACAACTAAAAATATGGCAAGTGTAGCAACTAGTGGTGGTAAATTATTAGCAAGTGCTGAAGCAAGGGGTGATGTAATAGATGCAGCAAAAAAATTAAAAAGTGCACCAAAAGCAATAATATCAAAAAGTCCATTTAAATTAGGTGTTGAAAGTAGCGAAGATTTAACAAGACCACTTATAGAAACTACTGCTGATTTACCAGAAGGAGCAGCACAAAGGGGTGCAGCAATATTAGCAGGTGAAGGTGCTGAAGGTGTTGGTCCGGCAGTATTATCAAGAGCAGGAGAATCATTAGCAAGGGGTGAATTACCTAGTGCTGAAGCAATAGCAAAAGGAATTGGTTTTAAAAGTGCAGAAGAATTAGGTGCTACTGGATTTGCTAAAACAGCATTAGCAGGTGTAGGTGGTGGTATTGATATTGTTAAAGATATTGAAAGAGGTAATTTTGGATCAAATACAGCACAACAAGTTGGTAATATTGGTAATATTGTTGGTTCTGCATTAGAAGTTGCTGGAATAGCAACATCATTTACACCATTTGGTTTAGGATTAGAAGGTATAGGTGCAGCAATTTCATTAGGTTCAGCAGCATTAGAAACTGGTGGTGATATTGCTGAAGGTAAAGAAGAAGCAGAAAAAACTGAAACTGATATTCAAAAACAAGCAAGAGGACAAGTTGGTGTTGAGCAAGTTGAAAAAGCAGTTGGTAGAACTCAATAATTTATTTATTAATAAATAAACAAGTTTATAATTATTTTTTTTTATATTTATTTTTGATTTAAAATTATTTTATAAAGTATTATTATAAAATATGTCTAGTTTCTGGAAAAATGATGAAAAAATAAAAGTTTCTCAAACTCAAGTTGCTATTTCATCCACTAATGGTAGGTCTTATAGTGGAACTGCTGGTATTAGTGGAAAGAGAATTGATTTTGAAATTCCTAGTAGTGTTAAATTTATGGATGGTAAAAATTCATATTTAAATTTTGATATTAAACTTGCTGTTCCTTCTGGTGGTGTTCCAACTAGGTTACAACTTGATCCTACTATTGGTGGTCAATCTGTTGTAAAAAATATTCGCATTTATTCTGGAAACAGAGCAGTATTACTTGAAGAGATTAGTGAATATAATGCTAAGGTACAAATTCAATATTCATACAATAGTGATGAAAGTATGAGAAAAATGAGAGCACTTAAGGAAGGTTGTTTGATTGGTAATATTGAAAATAGAGGAACACTTGGAACTAGTGTATCTAACAATATTGATTTATTAACTAATCCTTATTACAAACCAGTATCTACTGTTCCAGCAGCAAGAGATTGGGGAACAGCAGATGATTTCTTAACTGCTAAACTTTCACTACCAATACACGCAGGACTTTTTGCTGATGGTGGAAATAAGATATTTCCAGTTATGATGACTGGATCAGGAGGAGGATCAGGTTTGATTGTAGAGGTAGATATTGAAGACCCTGCAAGAATTATTAAACAGTTAGATAGTGTAAACAGACACCGCAGAATGAAACAGAACCCAGTATTTCATGGTATTACTGATGCTGGTGGTGCTTTAACTATTGCTAATGCTACTGACCGCACAGAAATATTTTTAGGAAAACAAAATAATATGACAAGTGTAGCAAATTGTCCATTTGTAAAAGGTGAAAAAGTTGGTATATGTTCAGCAACTGATCCTAATAGTGAATGTGCTTTAACTGTATCTGGTGCACAAGGTTACCCAGCAATTACAGATATTACTGTTGATGGTGGATATGTTAAACTTACATTAGAAACTTTCCAAAATAGTGATAGTGGTGATGGTGTACAAGCAACTTCAAACAACTTTATATTATTTAGTGCTGCTATTGATACTAAGCGAACACAGAATGATGATAATACTACTGAATTAGTTGCTAAAACTACAAGTTATGCTGCCACTATGCAATTATCTAATGTTGAACTTGTAATTCAGCAAGTTGGTGTTGATCCTAGATATGAAGCAGGAATGATGAAGAAAATGAGAGATGGTGGAAGTATTGAAATTGATATTCCAAGTTGCACTAACTACAAACATTCACTATTATCATCTAATAGAAATGCTACTGTAAATCTTGCTGTTTCTAATACAAGAGCAAAATCACTTTTAGTTCAACCAGTAGATGCTAGTGTTTATGATACTGCTGATTTAATTGGTGGATTAAATACTACTTATGAAGAGGAAACTACAACTATGGATGGAAGGTTACATAGTATTAAGAGTGGTCAAGTAGGTATTATTGATCAGTTAAGTGAATGGCAAATGGTATTGGATGATAAATTAACACCATCTAGACCTATTAGTGTATCTAAGATTAATAAGGGTGTAAGTATTTCAGCACAACCACTAATGCTTTTAGAACAAGCACTTAATCAAGCAGGAATAGTAGCAAGGTCATTTGTTGATTACAATAGGAACTTTGTTATTGGTAAAGCATATGCATTAAATGATGGTGTTGCTAATCTTAATAATAAATCCAATCAACTTCAATTATTCTATAATCAAAAATCTGTTGCTGGTGTAGATAGACCACCTACAAAAGATAAATTACTTTATTGCTGGATTTTCCACCTTCGCAGAATTAGTATTAAGGGTGATAGTGTTGCAGTTACTTTATAATTTAATAATTTAATAATTTAATAATTTTGGAGGACTTGATATTTATATTTGTTATAATATAAATGGAAATTGAAAAATTAGATATTATAAATATTATTGAAGTTCAAGAAATAAGAAAGTTGTTAATCAATCATCCAGATTTACTAAGTATGTTTGAAATATTAATAGTTA